TGGATCACCATCAAAATTTGTTCAAGCATCAAAATATAGTGATGCAGACGGCAATTTAAAATATGCTGATAGTGGACGATCAAGTGGTTATAAAGACGGGACACGAGAAGAACATGTCCTTTGGATGGATTCCAAAGATATTCGAGGCGATGTACAAACATTACCAGAAAACGTTGCTCGATATGAAGGACATAGAGATATTCGTAAAGTAGAGACTGATGTTAATTTTAATGCAAATAATAAATTAGAAGGAGAGCCTTATGTTATAGGATGGTCTCTTGTTGATGATAGACCAGGGAAACTGGCTAACGGAAAAAATGTAACCGTAACAACGGCTAATGAAATTCAATCAGACTTCTTGCAAAAAGCTGCATCATTAAAAGCAAACTTAAAAAAGGATTTAAGAAACACCCTTCAAGCAGGGAATACTTCAACAGCAGAGGCAATAAAAAAGAAACTTGATAATATATTTAGACAAATGCCTTTAACATCGGCAGAGATAAAAAGTTACACAGCGCAAATAGAACAAGCAAGTAAAGTATTTGATGACGTAGCAAAGATGGATTTAAACCTAGTGGACGATGCTGTCATGAGACAATTAGATGATGCCGCAAAAATACGTGATGAAGCACTTGCTAATTTAAATAAATTTATTGATGACATCGATCCAAAAGACCTATTTCCAAATATTCCGTTTAAAGATCAAAAAGACTGGGTATCGTCTCTCATTAAAAATGACCTTGCTATTGCTGCAAAGAAACGATTCTACTTTGATGAAAATGGTGTCTTGCAAGTAAATAAAAATGCACCATCTCACTATTCAGTAGCACCAAGTATTACACAAAAAAAGAGATGGAGTGTTGATACGAATAAAGGAATGAATGTTCCACCTAATATGAGAACAACAAAAGAGCACGGTAAAGCCGTGGCTTATGATTTGGAATACGGTGGTCCAAATGTTACTGATCCAGCAGGAAGGCACTTTACAAGTAATGCTGAGGAAACTTTAAGAAAAATATCTAGTGCTAAAAATGCAGAGTTTTCCATAGGAAAAGTAAAACACGGTAATGAAATGGTAGATTCTTTCCTTATTGAACTTACACCAGAAATGTTGACACCGTACGTACAATACTTTAAACATGGAGGTCTGGTGGAAAAAATACCTCAGTATAATCCATTAAAATCTGTCCTTGATGTACTAGGACCAATAGGAGCATACTAATGGCAAGAAAAATTGAAAAAGATTATCCAAACGTTGATAAAGCATTATATGCTAATCCAAGAGATGCGTTTGAAATAGAAGAAGTAGGTCAAACAATAGAATTCCCTGAAGAACAACAAGAAGGAACAGGACCTCAAGTTATTAACGAAGAGGATGGAGGAGCAACATTAGACTTTAACCCTCAAATGCGTGCCCAAGAAGGTTCATTTGAAGGCAACATAGCTGAATGGCTTGAAGACGGTGTTCTTGATAAAATATCATCTGATCTTCGTTCTAATTTTGAAGATGATAAAAATTCTCGATCGGATTGGGAAAAGGCTTATACAGAAGGACTTGATCTTTTAGGATTTAAGTATGAAGAACGTGCTAAACCTTTTACAGGAGCAACGGGTGTTACACATCCATTACTTGCAGAAGCGGTAACCCAGTTTCAAGCACAATCTTATAAAGAATTACTCCCACCTGGTGGACCTGTTCGAACAGAAATTTTAGGAGATTCAACACCAGAAGTAGAACAACAAGCTGAACGTATTAAAGACTTTATGAATTATCAGGTCACTTGCATTATGCAAGAGTTTGACCCTGAGCTTGATCAAATGTTATTTCACTTACCATTAGCAGGATCAGCTTTTAAGAAAATTTATTATGATGCACAATTAGAGAGAGCTGTATCAAAATTTATTCCAGCCGAAGATTTGATTGTTCCGTATTTTGTTTCTGATTTAGAATCATGCATGCGTATTACACATGTTGTGAAAATGAAAAGAAATGATTTACGTAAGAATCAAGTTTCAGGATTTTATCGTGATGTAGAATTACAACCATCAAAAGTTGATATTTCTGATTCAAAAGATAAACAAGATAATATTCTTGGTGTTGAACAAGTTTCTTTTAGTGAAGAAGAATTTAATCTATTAGAGATGCATGTCGATTTAGACATACCAGGTTTCGAAGATAAAGATGAGACAAATAATCCAACAGGTATTATGTTACCTTATATTGTTACGATCGATGAAGATTCAGGAAAAGTTTTATCAATTTACAGAAACTGGAGACAAGGTGACGGATCAAGGAAAAAGAAACAGTATTTTACACACTACAAGTTTTTGCCTGGTCTTGGTTTTTACGGGTTTGGTCTTATCCACATGCTCGGGGGATTATCAAGAACAGCTACAGCAGCCCTCCGTCAACTTATCGACGCTGGTACGTTGTCCAATCTCCCTGCGGGATTTAAAGCAAGAGGGTTGCGAATTAAAGATGATGACGAAGCCCTTAACCCAGGAGAATGGCGGGATGTAGATGCACCAGGTGGAAACCTGCGTGAATCATTAATGCCACTTCCTTACAAGGAACCAAGTGCAACATTATTTCAATTACTAGGATTTGTTACTGATGCAGGAAGACGTTTTGCAGGAGTGACCGATATGATGATGGGTGAGAATGCAGGTAGTCAACAGCAACCTGTAGGAACAACCATGGCTATTCTAGAGCGAGGCATGAAAGTTATGTCCGCGATCCATAAAAGATTACACTATGCACAAAAAATAGAATTTAAATTATTAGCACAAGTTTTTGCTGAATACTTGCCTCCCGAGTATCCATATATGGTTGCCAATGGCAATCAAATGGTTAAACAAACGGACTTCGACGATCGTGTCGATGTCATTCCTGTGTCTGATCCAAATATTTTCTCCATGGCACAACGTGTCACACTGGCTCAGACACAGTTACAATTAGCACAATCAAATCCAGAGATGCACAATTTACATGAGGCGTATCGCCGAATGTATTCCGCATTGGGTGTTCAGAATATAGAGAAGGTTCTTCCACCACCTCCTCAGCCTCAGCCGACCGATCCTGCGATCGAGAACGCTGGAACATTGAACGCTCAAAAGCCTGTTGCGTTCCCTGATCAGGATCATTCCGCTCACATCAGGGCGCATCGGGCATTTATGTCATCGGTATTAGTTAAAACTAATCCTGCGGTCATGTCATTATTACAAGGACATATTACTGAACATGTAGGATACATGGCACGTGCAATGGTACAAGAAGAGATGCAACCTGAAATAGATCAACTTATGCAACAATATGGAGGTCAATTACCTCAAGAAGTTCAAGCACAGATCGAAATGCAAATGGAAAGTGCTGTTGCTATTAAGATTGCCGAAATTATTGAGCAAATGGTAGCAGAAGAACAAGAAATGTTTGACCAAATGGGTGATGATCCTCTTGTTCAGTTAAAACAACAAGAAATTGACATTAAAAAGAACGAAGCAGAGCTTAAAGCACAACAAATGGGTGAGAAACAAGCTCTTGAAGAGAAGAAAATGGCACAAAAAGAAGGTTTAGACCGTGAAAAAATGCAATCTCAAGAAGATATTGCTCAATTAAAGGCTAATGTTGCTCTTGATAAGGCTGAAGGAGATAGAAATATGGATAGATCCGAAGCTGCACAAGAGAGATTAATGAAAAAAGAGATGCAGAGGCAAAATGTTGCTATTAAACAGGCACAAATTAACAAACAAAATGCCCAAAGAACTCGAAAATAAGTTAAAAAAGCAAGTTTCTAATAAAAATTGGAGTAAAGATAAGAAAAATGCTTATATTTATGGTACATTACGAAAAACAGGATGGAAACCAAAAACACAAATGGCCTTTAAAGGTGGTTTGATAACTAAACCAAGACTAGCAAAGCGAGGTTACTAATGTCCGAAATGTTATTAGACGAAATAACCATAAAGGTTATGAAAGAAGCCTATGAAACGGCAAAAAGGCATACAAAAACACCAGATGATAGTATTTTTGTAGCAGGAGCTTTTATTAATGTTGCACGATTGCTTTATGTTGAAGCAATGGGGGAAGATAATGCTATGCATTTTATGAAAAATATTATAGAATGCGCAACTAATGTTGATAGACCAACATATCACTAGGAGGTAATATGCCGAATGTAGGAGGAAAAAAATTTCCTTACACAGCTGCGGGAATGCAGATGGCTAAGGAACAATCAGCGCAAACAGGACAACCTGTTGTTAAAGAATACATGGGTGGTGGACCTGTTCATTACAGTAATGGCGGTGATGTTATTGCTAGTCCAAAACATGGCAAGATAAAAACGAAAGTAACTCAAGGCCATAAAGGATATAGCAAAACTGTTACTTGGACATGACCTGTAAAAACTGCGAACATGGATGCCATTGTTCTAATGGTGGTTCTTGCACATCGTGTGATTGTAAAAATTGTGAACACGAAAATTAATCCCATTTGATAGGAGGAAATATGAAACTTATTAAAGATCTTTGGGCTCACCTAAAGGAGTGGAGCGACTGGTCCATGAAAGACTGGATAAAAGCTGGTATCGTAGCTGTTGTTGTTCTTTTTGTTGTCTTTAAGATGACGAGTGGAGCATAATAGATGTTAAACTTATTAATTAAACCCTTGCTCGGCGTTGCTGGGCAAGCGGTTTCTGGCTTCGTAGAAACAAAAAAAGCGAAGGCTCAGTTGAAACTGACCGAAGTTCAGGCAGCAACTAAATTAAAACAAGATCAAATCGCCGGGAAAGTAGCCTGGGAAGCATCAGCCGTTGACCAAATGAAAGGTAGCTGGAAAGACGAATTCGTTTTACTTGCCCTAATGATTCCCGCAATTTGTGCATTCCTGCCTTTTATGCAACCACATATAGAACGTGGGTTTGAAATTTTAAGTGGACTCCCGGAATATTATCGCCATCTCTTATATTTAGCGTGCAGCGTGTCGCTTGGCGTGAGAGCAGGACCAGCCGCATTAAATATGTTTAAGAAAAAGAAATAATGGATGTAATCGATCTCATAGAAGAGTTAAATAAGATAATTAAAACAAAAAGACAGGATATTGCTGACGTTCTCTTGACAGGAGGTGTGGAAAACTATAGTAATTATCAGAATCTTGTGGGACAAATAAAGTCTCTCGATCATATAGAACAAGAAGTGAAAGACTTCTTGCAAAAAAGGAAAATGCATGACAGCAAATAAAGAAAAAGAAATACCTAGCCAGGTATTGAATTTTGATAAAATAAAATCCGAAGAAACTAAACCAATAGACCCCAAAAACTTACCAGCAAAATTACTAGACCGTCTTCCTAAACCAACAGGATGGCGTATTTTAGTATTACCTTATCAAGGTACAGGAAAGACAAAAGGAGGTATTTTATTGGCTGATGAAACAGTCGAAATGCATCAAGTAGCAACTGTATGTGGATACGTTTTACGTATGGGACCTGATGCTTATAAAGATGAAAAAAGATTTGCAGAAGGACCATGGTGTAAAGAAAAAGATTGGGTTATATTTGGAAGATATGCCGGATCTCGTCTTAAAATAGAAGGAGGAGAAATTCGCCTTCTTAATGATGATGAAATTTTAGCAACAATCAGTAATCCTGAAGATATACTGCATTTATTTTAACATGGAGGAACCATGCCCGAAGAGCAAATAAAAGATATACAACAATCAGAACCTGTTGTTGACGTTCCAACGGAGGGTGATCCTGTTGATATTGAACTAAAGGAAGATAAAGCTCCTAAAGAACAACCAACAGAAACAAAACCTGAAGTTGAAGTTACAACTACTGAAAAAGAAGAGCTCGACGATTATAGTGAAAAAGTAAAAGGTCGAATTAATAAATTGACTGGAAAACTTCGTGAAACAGAACGTCGAGAACAAGCATCTTTTGACTATGCAAAACGTGTAGCAGAAGAAAATAAAAAATTAAAAGGACGTTTAAATTCTCTCGATGCAAGTTACATCGATGAATATAAAGCTAGAACAGAAGCTGAAACAGTAAGAGCAAAAACAGATTTGCAAAAAGCTATTGAAGCAGGTGATGTAGAAGCTCAAGTTACTGCCCAAGAGGCATTATCGAAATTAGCTATTGACAATCAGCGAGTTTTAGCTACAACTAAAGCTAAGGAACAACAAAATGTTCAAGGAGGGACAGAAGAGGTTAAACAACCTGCTTTTACTCCTCCAAAAAAACCTGATCCTAAGGCGGAAGCCTGGGCAGAAAAGAACTCTTGGTTTGGGACTGATGAAGCAATGACATATGCTAGTTTTGGCATTCATCGCAAATTAGTTGAACAAGAAGGATTTGACGCCAACTCAGATGAGTACTATACTGAGATTGATAAAAGGATTAGACAAGAGTTTCCCCACAAATTTAGTGATGGGGGTCAAGTTAACGGAGCTACTAAACCCGTCCAATCTGTAGCCTCTGCCGGTCGATCTACGACCACAAAAACATCCGGACGCAAAACAGTTAGACTAACTCCAAGCCAGGTCCATATCGCCAAGAGACTCGGCGTACCATTGGAGGAATATGCTAAATACGTGAAGGAGTAAGCAATGGAAAAAATTAAATCTAAAAAGACCTCACGCTCTGAAGACTCTCGTGAAAAACAACAGAGGACTCAACCTTGGCGCCCGCCATCAAGTTTAGATGCGCCTGACGCTCCCGACGGTTTTCAACACCGATGGATAAGAGCAGAAACTTTAGGTTTCGACGACAAAAAGAATATGGCTGGAAGACTTCGTGAAGGATTCGAGCTTGTTCGTGCCGACGAATACCCAAATTTTCCTGCCCCAACGATTGAAAACGGGAAACATGCAGGTGTGATTGGAGTTGGTGGATTAGTGCTCGCTCGTATACCGAATGAAATTGTGAAACAACGCGAGGATTACTTTAAACAGCAT